CACATCCTGTAGCTACCATCACCATCATCATCATTATCAGTTTCATAATTCTTGTATTTGTTTCATATACTCACTTACATCTTCAGGAGTTAAGTTACCTTCTACATCATTTGTAACAGGTGTATCATAACACAATTCTGAATATTCCATTTCTGGAGTCATTTTAAGTACTGCTATTTCATACAGTCCTTGTTTACCACCATAACTATATGGTCCTCTTATTACAGAGATACCATAGTTATTTGGGTATATTTCAAAAGCATGTTCTCCCATTTCATCATGCTCAAATACTAAGTCTTTAAATGTTTTCATCTCTTTTCAGTTTTATTTCTTGTTTTATAATTTTTCAAAAATCTGGATACTATATACCGACCATTTAATATTTAAGTTAATATATACCCATTTCATATAAGAAGGATTTAACTTACAAGCTTCTTCAACTGTAATGTTAATTAGTCCAGGTTTATTACTAAACCAACATTTATCCCATGGTCTAGTTCTTCTTCTTGTACCATAGTTACCTTTATCATTTTTCATATCAAAGTCTTGAAACTCTGGTCTAGCTTTATGTTTTATATACATAAGCTCTTCTGGTTTTTGTATTGGAGACTGTGCTCCAAATGTCATTGTAGAGATTATCATAGTTGTATATTTTAGTTGAATTATTATTAAACCCGATTTAATGTCTATAATACTAGTACTCTTTATAGAAGTAATACATAAGAGACCAATAAGAATAGTATATGTATAGTGTGTCTAGTCTATGCTAGTGTATTTAGCTATATAATTTATTATATGTATAGCTGTATCAGTGATTTAACTAAGGTACTTAAAGCATTAGTTTAGGTGATAGTTTTTCTGTCAATCACATTCTCACCCTCTCGCACACATAATACACTTTTTGTAACTAATTGATTATCAATACTAAAGTCTACTATCTACACACGGTGGAGACCGCTATATATAATAATCAATTTGATTATATGTACCGTGATAGTACTGTCAATTTGATTATAATGATACCATATTGCTGTCAATAATATCTAAATGCATCTGACTGAGTGTGCATATACTATAATAACACTTAATAAAAAAGAATATACCTACACCGATTAAGGCATAGGTATATAATTTAAACATTAGAACTCAACATCAAATGTCTTAGCTGCAGGAGCAAAGCTCATAGAAGATATCTTCTCAGCTCCTTGACCAGCACGGTGCAACATCCATGATGCCTCTCCGTCTTCTGGACTAAACCAGCTTACATTTAAGTCATCACTTAATGCTGTGATGTCATTAGCAATACGCAACGTGATACCCGTATCTGTTGCTCCAAACAATTTACCTGTCTTAGGGTTTTTCAGTATCTCTATACTTGATAGACCGTTAACTGATGCGAACTTGTTAATAGACTGTGTTTTTGTAAACGTGCTCATAGTAATTAATTTTTAGTGTTAAACAATATATATCAATTTCAGTTTTAAAATGGTTAAAGATGCGAAGCAAAAAAATACACTATAAAAAATAAACCTCTACCTGTTACGGTAGAGGAATATGTTAAAACTCGTGTAGAGTAGCAGGAGCTTTTGCAAAGGATATTTTGGATACAACCTCTGCACCAGCACCTTTCTTGTGAAGCATATAACTTGGTTCACCATCTTCAGGTGAGAACCAACTCATTTGCAAATCAGTAGATAATGCTTGGATGTCTTTGGCAATACGGTATGTATTACCTTTATCATCTACTAAGAAGTTGCTACCTGTTTTAGGGTTTTTCAAGATTGATAAATCTTGGATACCATTGTTTTCAGCGAAAGCTGAAATGCTAACTGTTTTTGTGAAAGTGCTCATAATTTTAATTTTTTAATTGTTAAACATTTATATCAATATCAGTTAAAAAATGGTTAAGGCTGACGCAGTCAAAAAAAAAAATACATAAAGCCTAAGCCTTATGTATTTAATACTTTGTATTCAGTTGCAATAAAAGGCTGACGTCCTTTGAGTTGTAGTTCAGGGTGTTAAAGGTCCTGGTGGGCTACACATACTTACCCTTCAATTGGATATTACAACTGTTTACAAAGCAATATTACTAAGGTAAAGGGGTAGAACATTTCTGATACATCAGACAATATGAATGTTAACTATAATTCCCCAATAGCCTTAATCAATATTAGTTATAAAATGGTCCCCGCAGGGGAAATAGTATGCATCATTTGATACACACTATCTTAAACACACCTTGAGTATATCCATTACTCAATAACATCTTCTTCTTCCAACGGGCTAATGCCTCATTAGGAAATGTAAAAGCCATTATAACTCCTACACTATTGTAGTATTCTAATCTATACATAACATCAATATTAATAATGGTTATAAAATGGTTAAAGAAAAAACATAAAGGCTATAAGCCTTTAAGTTTCTTGTAGTACTCTGGTGTATATTTCTCATTATCAGGGGCCATAATGGTCCCCATGATGAAGAAGAATGTTAATACTATGAACACGGCTGCAAGTGTTGGCAGTTGTTCATTAATACTTTCTATGCATCCATAGATTAACATGATAGTACAAGCTATCATTATCTTGTAGTGTAAAGAATATTTCATAGTAGAATAATTTTTAGTTAATCATAGTTATGAAATGGTTAAGGCTGCGAAGCAAACATGGGGGTACCCACCTCGGGCCGCAGGGCCGGGGGCTCTCAGCGGAGGGTCCACCTCCGTGCCTTACATACACTAGGCCCAAATACCGTAGTCCCTCTCTTAATGTATTTCACTCAGGAAGAATTACCGGAGAATGTTATCTGGTATCAGTAATTATATTTATATTTGTTTTTTCTTTTAAAAACTTATGTTGTTAGGTAAGAAGATCCTCAGACTCCCGTCTGGGGATTTTGTTTTATATTTGTATTTTAAAATTCTTATGATGAAACTATATACAGAAAAACCAAGAACTGTTGAAGCAATGCAGTATGATGGTACAGAGAAAATGGCAATTGAGATTGCTGGTATGAAAAACTTTGAAGGTATGCTAGACTACAAGCAGAAAAAGTTTTCTACTTTATGGATTGAGATAGGGGGTAAAGAATTTAGAGTTGACCGGGGGGACTATATTATACAGGACTGGGAGGAGCAGTACTCTATTATGTCTGAAAAAATATTTGAAAAATTTTATAAAGAATTGGTATAAAATACTTATCTTTACAACCATAATATAGATGTTTACGGTTCATTTATTTTATTTAATTGATTGATGGTTATAAAGCTCTGAATTAAAAACTCAGGGCTTTGTTTTTTTAAAGAGATAGCATGGCAGTATTTGATGGACAGTATAAAAAGGTATTAGAAGAAATCTATTATGGTGGATATAAGTATCAGGATCCTAATAGAGATGGAGTAGAAAGGATAGAGATATCTATGATCAATTTATATTGCAGACCTAGTGTTGGGTTTCCTGCATTAACTACTAAAGAGGTTTATTTTAAAGGAGCAATAGCTGAGTTGATATTCTTTATGTCTGGTTCTACTGATATAAGGAAACTTTGGGAAATGGGTGTTAGATTCTGGGATAAGGATTGGGCACACTTTCATAACTATTCAGAGTCTGCAGCAAATTATTTATATGAAGGTTGGAAATCAAATAAGGAAGACTACAAGGATGCATCTGTATCACAAATTTATGATATGGGTAAGATCTATTCTCACCAGTGGAGAAACGCCAATGGAGTTGATCAGTTATTTAACCTTGTTTCTTCCATGATTAAAACACCTATGTCAACATCATTAATTGTTAACTCTTGGAATCCTGCAGATTTAAAAGATATGTGTTTGCCTCCGTGTCATTATTCATTTCAGATTATATGCCAACCTGTAAAAGATACTTACACATTCAATCTTGTATGGAGTCAAAGGTCTACAGATTTTTTCTTAGGAACTCCGGTTAACATAATGTTCTATGCAGCACTTGCTCAAGTGTTAGAGATAATGACTGGATATAAATGTGCAGCAGTTATTGGAGAGTTAAAGAATGTCCATATATATGATAACCAAATTGAGGTAGCTAAAGAGTTAATGTTTAGAGATCCTGAATTACATGGAGAGAGTAAACTAGAAATAGATAAATCTAAGTTTAAACTTTTTTTAGATAATCCTTCAACTTTAAACTTTAATAGTGTAATAAATTCACTATCTTTACAGGACTTTAGTTTGGTTGGCTATAACAGTTATCCAAAGTTGAAAGTAGAAATGTTAAGTTATAATAAAAAACAAGAATCATGAGTACAGCATTTAAGAGCCTAAAAGGACGAAGAGTATTGGTTAATCAACCAGAGATGAAAGAATCAGCTATCCAATTGAGTGAAGCAGATAAAGCACACATTGAACAAGAATCAATGAAACAGTGGACACGTTTAGAAGTGTATGCAGTTGGTGATGATGTTACTAGTGTAGCAGCAGGTGATTCAGTTTATATTTCAGTTAATGCAATTAAAGGTGCAGAAGTTATTGAAGTAGAAAAAAGTATTAAGCTTATGCTTAGTGAGTATGACATTGCAATTGTTTGGTAAGATGTCTGAATTAGTTTGTGAAGAATATAAGAAGATGATCTCAAAACCTGAGACATCTTCTACATATAAAAAGAGTTTGAAAATTATGGCTGAGATTGCTGCAAATAAAAGTCAGGAAATGTATAATGATTATATCAGGAAAACTGAACCTAGTCCTTATGTAGGAGTAGATCCTTTTGCAGGAACAAAACCTAAAGCAGTTACAGTACCTGATTGTACTGCTAAAGCTTCTCCATTAAGACCAGCTCATTATGGTTGTGATGGAAATGTATATGAAGTATTCAACGTACTTGAAGCATGGGGATTAGATAAAGACTTTTACTTAGGTAATGTAATTAAGTATATTGTAAGAGCAGGTAAAAAAGATTCTTCTAAGGAGTTAGAGGATCTAGAAAAAGCAGAAGTGTATTTAAAAAGAAGAATTGCTGAACTAAAAAAATGAGATGTTTATTACTTGTATTATTATTATCTTCTTGCGCCCATTATTCTACAGGCCCTAACTATAATCAAGGTAGGACTCACAATTCAGATCTAGGTAATAGAGAAAGAATTGTTATGGCTGAGGATGCAAGAATGAAAAATACAATGATAAAACATAGAGCACATGCAAGACGTGGTTTAGTTAAAACTAAAAAAGTTAGAAAAAAGAGAGGTAGAAGGTTTATTAATTAAAATATTATGCCTAATATTGCATACCTTTTTTGTTCTCAGTTTTTCGCTGGCTGAAGATTTCCCAATAAGTTAATTCTTATTGGGATTTTTTATTTATATTTGCACCGTATCATGCAACATTTACTAGATGAGTTAGGTAAGGAAATCCCGGATTAATAGTCTGGGATTTTGATTTTATATTAATATTATGTATATTATATTATATAAATAAATGTAAAGATAAAGTCATGGATATTTTAAATATTATTTCTTGGGTAAAAGGTAAACGCCAAGTGACCTCAGTAGATCCAACTAAATCTCTTATACCCGTAGCACAAAAAGATGACCGCAGAGATGATGGTTACTTAACAGGAGTAATATCTGTTGAAGATTTATTAGCTGCATCAGCATCAGTAATAGGAGTTAATGGTACATCATTATATTCTACAGATCCATTAGCTGGACCAATTTCATCTGATGGTAATATTGCATTTGGAAATAATGCAGGTGCAAATGCTACTAACGCTACTGGATCTATACTACTTGGAATAGACGCAGGAAGTGAAGCTACAAATATAGTTTATTCCAATTTTATTGGATCTGCTGCAGGAGCATTTGCAACAAGTGTTGTAAATAGTAACTTCATTGGTAATAGTGCTGGTTATAATGCACCTAATGCTAGTCGATCAAACTTTTTTGGTTTTGCTGCAGGTAATAGTGCAACAAATGCAAATAATTCAAATTTTATAGGTGCTAATGCAGGTAATATAGCAACTGGTGCATCTTATTCTAATTTTATTGGAGTTGGTGCTGGATATCAAGCCTACAATGCATATGAATCTAATTTTATAGGCAATGGTGCTGGAAGTAGTGCTGTTAATGCACATGAATCTAATTTCTTTGGTTCTAATGCTGGAAGTAGTGCTAATAATGCATTTAACTCAAATTTCTTAGGACGTAATGCAGGAAGTAATGCAAGTAGTGCTAGATATTCAAATTTCTTAGGATTTGGTTCTGGAGAAGGTGCTACTAATGCTCGCAATTCAAACTTTTTAGGAGAAAGCGCAGGCCAAGGAGCATCAGCAGCTAATAACTCTAACTTTTTAGGCGCAGAGGCAGGAATGAATTCTTCAGGAAATAACGTAAATGCATTTGGTTATAGAGCAAATAAAGGTGGTACATTATCTGGACAAACTGTTTTTTCTAATGTATCATTTGCATCTTATACAAATAGAGCAACTGCAGTAGCTGCAATCACTGTACCTAATGGAGCAGTTGCAGGAAGTACATACTTATATTATAATGAAACAACTTTTGCCATAGAGGCAGTAAGACTTTAATAAATAAATAAAAACATATTATGAAAATCACATTTGACACAGCAAAAGAAATAGTAATAGTTCAAGAATTAAAAAGAACTATTGAAGAATTAACAATTGATGAGATTGTAGATAGCAACTCTAGAAAAGAAGTAAAAGCTTATACTAAAGAATTAGGTATCTTAGTACTATGGACAGGAGATGCATATGATGCAATAGGTCAATGGACTGATACTGATGTAGTTAATAGAGTTAAAGAACTTTATAAATAATTATTATGGACATACTAAATTTTATATCATGGATTAAAGGCAAGAGACAACTTAATGTTGTGGATCCTGCAAAAACTCTTTTACCTATTGGTATAAAGGATGGTAGACGTGATGATGATTATTTAACTGGTGCAATACTAGTACAAGATTTTATATCTCAATTTGGTACCGGGGCTCAAGGGCCCCAAGGTATCCCTGGTATACAAGGTCCTCAAGGTAATGATGGACCACAAGGTGTACAAGGTGATACTGGAGCTGCATTAACTGTATTAGGATCATATCCTAATTTAACAAGTTTTTTAGCAGGGGCAGGTGGATTACCTGGAAATCCTGGTGATGCATGGATACTTCTTAGTGATGGTTCTTTAGAAGTATGGAATACATCTACTAATCTTTGGGATGATGCTGGTGATTTATTAGGACCACAGGGTCCACAAGGAATTCAGGGTGTTCAAGGTGAACAAGGAATCCAAGGTCAGCAAGGAATTCAAGGAGTTCCTGGTGATAAAGGTGATACTGGTGCTAAAGGAGACCAAGGTATTCAAGGTATTCAAGGTACTGCAGGTAACTCAGTTACAATACTAGGATCATATGCAGATCTAGCAGCATTTAATGCAGGAGCTGGAAGTGTTCCTGGTGTTAATATAGGTGATGCTTGGATTTTATTATCTGATGGATCATTAATGTCTTGGAATGGAATTAACTGGTTTGATGCTGGTGATATAAAAGGACCTCAAGGAGATCCTGGTCCACAAGGACCTAAAGGTGATACAGGTAACAC